AGATGAAATCAATTATCTCATCACTGAAATCCCGTTTGATGATCTACCCGAAGAATATCCGATGATAATGGGCGCACTGGCCGGTATCGTAAATGATCCGGTCTATGACGGTGATATCCCTCCCATTGACTGACCCGCGATCGTGTGGGCAATACGCACCCCATGTTATTGTGGCAGGCTATTGTCGTGTGGGGGCTTTTGATGTCGGTCAGCGGACTGGGCACGTTCATTTATGACTATCAGACGCTGATCGGTAGCGGGGTAGCGTTGCTGGCCGCATATGTTGCGGTCAGGCCTGTATGGCGTCAAGTCGCCCTTACGCAGACCCAATCTAATGGTGTGCTGCGTGAAATGCTTTTGGAGCGAAAATTAGAAATAGAGCAAGCCAAAGTGGACATTCGTGAGAATGTCAGCAAGCCCATAATCAAACTGGCAAGTGCCCTTTCGTGGTATAAGCAAGGTGAATTGATGGATGAGCAATCGGCGCATGCCTTCGATCGTCAGCTTTCAACCGCACTTACATGGCTGACCGAGAAATACCGGTGGCGTGATTCAGAGGCAGTTGAACAAAAAAAGCAAGTGCTGATCCTTGAGCTAACAACAACCATTGATATCTTGAATGACATTCATGCACCGGCTCATACCGATCAACATGATGAAGAAAGAAGCATGTCTGACGAAAATTGGCAGGCCTTTATTAACAGAGGTCAAGAGGCGAAAACGTTGATCAAAGCTGCTAATAAGAAAGCAAGGTCGGCCCATACCATATTGCAGGAAACGATGGATATCGATTTGGAAGCGATACAATCTCGATTACGGAAACTTGATGCCACACTGATTACCAGCCCCTGACTAAATAGGGCTGTCCTAAGGGGACAATCCATTTTTAGTCAAGGATGCGAAAGGATTAATGAACGAAGAAGAAGTTAAGGCCGCTATTGCCGCCGCTATTGCCGAAGAGACTAAGGGTCTAAAGGCGAAGAACAGCGAACTACTCGCTAATATCAAAGCTCTACAGGCCGACAAGGCCGCAGCCGAAGAGGCCGCAGAAGCCGCAGCCGAAGAGGTCGCTTCAAAAGCGGGCGACGTCGATGCGATCAAGAATTCCATGTCGAAAAAGCATCGCGCGGAACTGGACAAGGTCGCCGCTGAACTTGAGGCTGCCAATAAGCAGCTTACCGGCCTCCTGATCGACAACACCGTAAATCAGGCGCTGGCACAGAACAACGTCCCGTCCCATGCACAACGCGCGCTCAGTCTCCTGTTGAAGGAAGGCGCGACGATCAAGAATGGCGAAGCATTCACGTCGGATGGCACCCCGCTGTCCGATCATGTTTCGACGTTTTTCGCGTCTGACGAAGGCCGGGCATGGCTCCCTGCACCGTCCAATTCCGGCGCGTCCGCACCCGGTAGCACCACGAAGGCGAATGCCCACGGCTATACCAAGGAAAATTTCGATAGCCGGGTCACCGAATGGTCGGCGCTGGCGAAGCACGACCCTGTTCAGGCAAAGGCGATTGCTGAAAGTATCGGAAGGTCTGACATGGCGTCCTACGTGTAAAAACAGGGCGTTTGTATAGATACGAATAAATATCGACGCCAAGGGTGAGTCCTTGGTGTCCGACAAGTCTCCGAACTCTGTCGGTCTTTAAACCGATTTAGTTTGGAGACTTACACCAAATGGCAACTACCCGCCTCACAGATATTGTTCCTATCAAACTTTTTGCAAAGTTGGTAGAAGACAAGATCGTTACCAATTCCAAGATTCGCGCGTCGGGTCTTGTCACCACGGACCCCCGTTTTCAGGTCGGTCCCGGTTTTGTTTCAACCCTCCCGTTCTGGAAGCAGCCCCTTGCTGGTGAAGCTACCAGCATGAACGATGATCCGGCCAGCCCGATCGTCCCCGCCAAGGTTGGTCAGGGCCAGCTTGACGTTCGCGTCATCAGCCGCGCCCTCGCTTTCGAAGCCATGCGGATTCAGGATTTCACCCATGAAGGTGATGCGATCGAATTCGCCGCTTCCAAGTTCGCTGGTCTGCGTGTTGCCGATGAAGAGCTTGCTCTGATCGCGATGATCAATGGCATCATGGCCGACAACGTCGCCAACGATGCTGCTGATATGCGTGTTGTAAAGTCCAAGACGACTGGCACGATTGATGCGACCAACAAGTTTGGTGCTGCTGCGCTGCTCGCTGGACGCCGCACTATGGGCGATCTTGGCAACCAGTTGAACATCATTCTGTCCCATTCGGATGTGATCAACAACCTGCGTGAAGCTGAACCGAATGCCTATGTGCCCGCTTCCAAGACCGATATCGGTCTGGCGACCTACATGGGCATCCCGATCGTCGAAACCGACAATCTGACCATCGATACCACTGTTGCAGGGTTCCCGGTTTACACGACCTATCTGGCTGGTCCGGGTCTGTTCGGTTACGTGGCCGGTAACGTCGAAAAGTCGCTGGTCGAAGTCAGTGATGAATTCGCTGGTGGTGGTTCGGGCAAGGACACGGTCATCAACCGTTTCCGCTATGTCCTTCACCCGTTCGGTTTCCACAACAAGGGAACCCCTGCGAACAACGTCAGTCAGACGAACGCAGAACTGGCCGTCGCTGCCACTTGGGACCGCGTCGTTGCATCGCGCAAGGCCGTTCCGCTGGTCCAGATCAAGACCAACGGTTGATCCAACTAACGAGGGCCGGGGGAAACTCCGGCCCTTTCTCATTCGCATAAATAGGCGATGACACTTCCTACCCTATCCGCGACTGACGCATATCATTTGGCCCGGCTGACGCCCGGCTGGGCAGAAGCGCAGACCGCGACGAAAAACGCAGCCATCACGCGCGCCAGCGATTTCATCGTGGCGACCTACACGCTGCGCCCTGATGCTGATCCCGACGACCAGCGGTTCTCGACCGCGATCATGGCTCTTGCCGCACATGCGTTGACATCGACTTTGGTCGAAGCGGAAGCCGTCCGTGATATCGTCGAAAGCGAAAAGACCGGTGACGGTCTTGGGTCGGTGGTCCTCACTTATGGCGAACGCAATGTCGATCGCTATCCCCACATCACGCGAATGCTTGCCCCTGTGGCGTATCTCATCGGGACCGAACCCGGCCGCACGACAATAGTAACTGGTAAGATGGCCCGCTGATGTCCGATTTCTATAAGGACATGGCTGATTTGGTCGGTGAATTGGTGCTGGAATTCTTGCGTCCCGCGACCCTCACACGCCAATCAGCAGCGGAACAGTCAGCCTATAATCCACGCACAGGCGAGACGACCGTCATCCCCGCGACCGTCGTCACCCTACCGTGCATGGCCGTCGCCAAGGCCCGCACCACCCGGCTGGAAAATGGTGTCCTCCATCACGATACGGTCATGACGCTGACGGTTGAACCAACGGTCGGTGATACGATCGCGCAGGGCGACAAGGTCTACAAAGTCGCGTCGGTAGAGACGACTGCACCAGTTGGGACGGCCCTGATCTACCGTGCGGTGGTCGTGATATGATCACGTTCGACGCGCGCGACCTGATGGCCGGTATTCCAATCGAGACCGGTTTGACCGATCAGGAAATCGAAGATGTCGCCAACAAAATGGCGCTGGATATCTTTGGCGACCTCGTATTGGAAACACCCGTCGATACGGGCGAAGCGCGCAACGGTTGGACGCTGGACGATAGCGCAGATGTCATCGTGGTTGAAAACCGGGTCGAACATATTGGCGCGCTGAACAACGGTCATTCCGGTCAGGCACCCGCTGGGTTCGTCGAAGCCATCATTGATCGGCACTCGCGATAAATAGGTCATGGCGCTTACTGACGATATCACGGCTCTTCGTGGCCGCTTCCTTGACGAATGGGATGACCTGACACCCGTCGCCCATGACGCTGCCCCAGCTCTACCAGATCAGGACGGCGCATGGGTTCGGTTTTCGATCCGGCCCGATGTTGCGGAGCGTCGCGCATTCAACCGGTCCTATCTCCAATATGGCCATGTATGGCTGCAAATCTTCGTGCCGCGCGCGGGCGGCGACGCGCCAGCCTATCGTCTCGCTTCTGCATTCGGTGACATATTTCGCGACTGGTCGAACAGTCATATCCAGTGCGACACCCCACGAACCACGACCATTGGTGACGATGGTAAGAAATGGTTTCAGGTGAACGTGTCGGTGCCATGGTGTTCGACGCATTGGCTCTAAAGACAGCCAAAATCACGACCCTCTCATAAATATCGTCGGAGTCCATGACTCCTTTGATTTTATGATTAGGAGTCCATTACATGGCTTTGCCTTTTAACCCCTCTACCTTTTCTTGGGGGATTGTCCCGGAAGTCGTTCAGGGCACCACACCAGCTACGCCCGCATTTCAGGGTTTCATCGCCAACCAATCAGATAACATGAATTGGGACACGGGCGGTTTCCTCGAATCCGAACTGCTCTACCCCAATGGGTCTGGCGGCGGCGGTGTCATCTCTGAAACGACCGTCAGCGGAACCCTCTCGACACAGCTACAGCGCGGCGCAGCCGTCGAACTGATGCTGGCCCTTGCCCTGCGCGGCTCGTGGGCGACCAACACTCTCAAGGGTGGGGCGATCGAATCCAGCGCCACGATCGAAAAGAAACTGGCCGCTGCTGCTTATCGCCGGGTGACCGGTGCGACCGTCACTTCGATGAAGATCGAAGCTGAGTATAACAAGTATGTCAGCGCTTCGTGGGACTTCATGGGCATGGCCTATCCGACCGCCATCGCGATCGTCACTGGTGCGACCTATGTCGCGGCTCCCGCGATCAAGGGCCTGAACGGTAAGGATGTGGGTGCGATTTCGATCGCTGGCCTGACTGGTCTGACCTACACAAAGTTCAGTTTGAACGTCGAACAGCCCCGTGAATCGATCCATGGTTTCGGGTCGGAGGCCAGTCAGGGCATCGCCGCTTCGTCGAACCGCAAGGTTACGGGCACGATTTCGTTCCTGCGCGAAAACTTCACCCCTGAGACCACGATCTTGGCTGGTGCCAATGTGCATCCCCTGACCTTCACGGTCGGAACGGGCGCACAGGGTCTGACCTTCCTGATCCCGGCTGCTGCATGCAAGCTGCCACAGGATCAGCATGATGGTGCGAAGAATGTTGTCGATATTGAGTTCACGGCTCAGTGGGACGCAACTGAAAACACGGACATCAAGATTACGCGCCTGCCATAATCCTCGCAAATCATGGCATCGTAAGGGGGACGGGTGGCTTATGCCGCCCGTCCTTTTCATTTGCATAAATATCCTCACAAGTTGCGAGGATAAAAATTACGTATGTCTAAGTTCAAGTTCCCAAAGCGTTATGATACTGTTGTTGCCGATGCTGGTGTCTGGTTCGATATCTATGACGAAGTTGGCGGCCACTATGGCGAGTTCAAGGTTCGTTTTGCGGACAACTCCAATGCCAAGTTCCAACTGATCAGCACGCGACTGGCGAAGAAATTCGAAGTTCAGCGTCGCACCAAGGTAATGAGCGATGAAGATTTTTATTCACAGGTCTTTATCGAATATGCACTGATCGATTGGAAGATCACGGGCGAAGATGGTGAAGCGATCCCGTTCAGCGTGGAAGATGCACGCGATTATTTTGAGAACCCAGAAGCCAAGTTTGTCCTCAATCAGTTGATCAGTCAGGGTCTGAATGTCGAAAACTATCAGCCCTTGTCGCCGGAGGCGTCCGCAAAAAAGTAATAGCCCTGTTCGAATGGCGCGAAGAACAAGGCGATAATCTGCCTGCCATTGCTGAAATGGCCGCAGATGGAATAGCAAGTGCGGTGGCGATAATGTCCACCGCACCAGCGCTAGAAGTAGAAGATCAGTTTTGGTATTATTGTTTCGGGAAATTGATGACCGAACGACCTGCTGTCATGTCGGGCGTAGCCTACATCCCATTTTCTAAAATAGTCGAATTTGCCCAATATTACGATTTGTCGGAAGATGAAACGGACTTCTTGATCGAATATATTGGTCATCTGGATAGATGGCAAATCGACCAAGCGCACAAAAAACAGGCAAGTCCCGCGTCTGATAAATAGGCCGTGACCGATCGTGTAATCAGAGTTGTTATTGACCCGCGTGCAGCGGTGGCAGGTGCCAATACCGCCAATGCTGCACTGTCGTCTATCGCGCAGCGCGCCAATGCGGCGGGCAATAGCACCAGTGGCTTTGGCCAAACCCTCATTCTAACCGGAAGCGCAGCCAATCAAATGGCGCGCCAGATGCAAGCAGCGAACAACAATGCGGGGAGCATGGGCCGATCGGTGGGCAACCTCAGTGGTGGCCTGTCCGGGCTGGCGTCGCGACTTGGTAACGTCAATGGACTGATGGCCGGGTTCATCGGTGGGCTTGCCGCTGGCGCGGTGCAGATGCTTACGACGGCGGTCTTTGGTCTGGTCAGCGGTTTCACGTCGCTGTCTGATGCCAGTTCGAACATCGACGCAAAGCTCAATCTGGCCACGGCTTCGTTCGGGTCATTGGCACAAGCGCACAAGGATGTTCGCGCGGTATCGGCCGCGACGCGCTCTGATCTTACCGCGACGACCGACCTCTATTCGACCCTTGCGCGATCAGCGTCCACGCTTGGTCTGACACAGGGTCAGGTCGCGGCGGCGACCAAGACCGTCGGCATGGCGATGAAGATCAGCGGAGCGGATACCAATGCAGCCGCTGGTGCGATCCGTCAGCTTTCTCAAGCGCTGGCGTCGGGTGTCCTGCGCGGCGATGAATTCAATTCGATCGCGGAAGCGTCCCCGCGCCTGATGCAACTGTTGGCGGACAGCATGAAAATCCCGCTCGGTAGCCTGCGTGGCCTTGCGGCCGAAGGCAAGCTGACGGCTGATAAGCTGACCAAAGCCCTCACTGATCCCAAGATGATCGCCAAGATCGAAGCCGAATTTGGCAAGATTCCGGTCACCTTTGGCGATATCAAAACCGCCGCTGGCAATGCCGCGATCGACATTATCGGCGCGTTCGCTGGTGGCCTCAATCTTGCGCCATCCTTGGCCAGCTTCACCGCGTCGGTGCAGTCGATGGGTGAAAAAGTCGGCCCTGTGTTCCGTTCAATCGGTGAAACTATCCGGGCTGCGTTCGATGGCGTCTCTACCGTTCTTGGTCCTGTCTTTAGCCTGATATCATCCAACCTCTCTACCATCGTCCCCCTACTCAAGGCGGCTGCGGCGGGCTTCGTTGCGCTGCGCGTCGTCATGATGATGCAGGGCGCAGCAGGGGCGATCATGGGTGCCGTAGGACCGGTCATCGCACTGCAACGCGCCATGGGTGCGACGGGCACGACCAGCGCGATATTCAGCGCGGGCATGAAGATGGCGCAAGGCGCGGTCAACGGTCTGACGGCTGCTATCGCGGCCAATCCGATCGGCGCATTGGCCGTCGTGATCACCGCTACCGTCGCCCTGTTGTATCAGTTCCGCGACGCCATCAACATCGGTGGTGGCAACCTTGCATCGCTAGGCGATCTTGGCCGCGCATCGTTCGAAATGATCGGTGAAGGCCTCTCTTCCCTGATGACCGGGACGTCGGAAGTCCTGTCGTCGATCGGCAAGGGTTTCAGCGATTTGTGGACCGATGCGACCAAGGCCATGGGACCGGTCTGGTCAGGCATCGCCAGCGGCTTCGCCAGTTTCCGGGACGTCGCGGGTGGCGTCCTGTCATCGGTAGATGGTGCGTTCGGTGGTGCGTTCAGCGCCATCGGTTCAAAGGTCAGCGGCCTGTTTGACGGGATCGATTTTTCATTCGCGGGCTTCCTGCGCTTGTCGGCTCGTGTCCTTGATCTTGTCGTCGGTCATTTCCGTGGCGCATTCGGAATGATGAAGGTCATCTGGGGCAACCTCCCTCAGGCATTCACTTCGATTTTTGCGCTTGCGGTCAATGGCGCGGCAACGGTCATCGAAAAATTCATTAACGGCACGATTGGCGCGATCAATCAGGTCTTGGGTTTCGCGAACCGTTTGGGCGCAACCTTTGGCACGATCGGCACCGTAAAGCTGGACCGTGCAGACACGGGCGGCGCAGCGGCCATGGGTCGCCAGTTGGGTGCAGCCTATACGGCCGGGTTCGGTAATGAGGCGGAAGGCACCGTCGATAAGCTGTTCAACCGGGCCAACGATATCGGCAATCAGCGCAAGCATGGATTTGCACCGAAAGCCGAAGTCGCGCCTACGGTTAAGCCCACACCTGCGCCCAAGGTCGATGACAAGAAAAAGAAAAAGGAAGCGGACGAAGCCGCTGCCCGACTCAAGGCCATCAATGAATATTGGAAGGTGTTGGACCAGTCCGTTGAACTGGCCAAGATGCTCCCGCTTGAAGCTGAGCGTCATACCAAATGGCTTGAGCTACAGAAAATCTATGGCGACAAACTGTCTGAACAGGACAAGATCGCCCTAGAACTCGCCAAGGGCAAAATCGCCGCGAAGCTACAGGAAATTGCAACCGGCAAAGCTATCACGTCGATGGCTGAAAAGACGCGCCAGTTGTCATTGGAAAATGGCCTGTTGGACAAGCGTAAACTTGGTCTGACTGATCAGCAATTGGCAGTAGAGGAAGCGCTGTTCGGAACGCGACTGGACGCACTCAAGGCCGGTGTCGATATCTCGACCAAGGATTACGCCATTGCGGAGGCCGCATTGAAAAAGGAACTTGAGCGCAATGTCGCAATCAAGGCCCGTGGTGACCTCGCGAAGGAAGCTGCGTCGATTGCGTCCAGCTATTCGCCACGCTTTGATGCAGATCAGCGGGTCAAGGCGATCGAAGCGGAGCGGGTCAAATTCAAAGCGGCTTATGACGCGGGTGTGACGATCGACGGGCAGAAGATCAGCGCCGATCTTTACAAGGCCGTGATGACTGGAATGAACCAGTCGATCCGCGATATCAGTGCTGAATTCGGCAACCGGATGACCGACACGATCTATCATCTGGCCGATGCATTTGGTGGCGCATTCGGTCGCATCCTGAGCGGCTTCGCACGCGCCGGGCAGTCGATACAGGATATGTCGTCGGGCAAATTCACCGGGATCGCTGGCGCTATCAAGTCGTTCGCCGGGACCAAAAAGGACGGCACGAACAACGCGCTTGGCCAAGGTTTGCAGGACGGTGCTACCCGTTTCAGCGACAATCTGAGCAAGATGTTCAAGTCACCGCTGGGTTCGATGACGGCCAGTTTCGACGGGTTCAAGACCGATATGAAATCCATTTTCGGGAAAGGCGGCGATTTTGCGAAGGGGATGGGCAATGTCATCGGCGCAGCAGCCGGTGGCGTTGAAACCGGCACGCAGATGGACGGTCTGATGAAAGGCCTTGGCCTCAAGACATCCAAGCTGGGTTCGCAAATCGGCGGTGGCATCGGTGGTGCGGTCTTGGGACCGCTTGGCGCGATCGGTGGCAGCATCATCGGCGGGCTTGTCGGTGGCATGTTCAAGAAAGCGAAGTGGGGCACCAGTGTTGTCACTGGCCAGAATGCCGCTGGAATCAGCACGTCGGGCAACAGCGGGTCGCGCAAGGAATATGCGTCGGGCGCAGCCTCATCGATTCAGGACGGATTGCAGGGACTGGCCGATTCGTTCGGTGTCATGGTGGGCAACTACAACGTGTCCATCGGCACCTATAAGGACAAATGGCGCGTCTCGACCACTGGCTGCGAAGGCAAGCTCAAGGGCGGTTCGGGTCGTTCCGACATCAAGGATTTCGGCAAGGATGGGCAGGCCGAAGCGATCGAATATGCGATCCGCAACGCGATCAGCGATGGTGCTTTGACTGGCCTCAAGGCCTTCACTCAGCGCGTCCTGAACGACGGCAACTACTCACTGGATAGCGCCGTCAGCTTGGCCACCAGCTACGAAAACGCGCTCAAGGAACTGGCCGCGATCGATGATCCCGTGAAGGCATCGGTAAAGGATATCCTTGATCCGATCGACCAACTCATCACCAAGATGCGGGCCGCTGGTGCGACGGTCAGTGAAGTTGCGGACATCGAACGTCTACGTAGCGAAAAGCTCAAGCAACTCACTGAACAGCAGCTATCTGGTCTCAAGGATTTCAAGGATCAGCTATCGGGGCAGGGCAGTGGCATCACGGCCATGTCGCAACTCTCTACCAAGATGGCTGAATTCGACGCGATGAAGGCGCAGATTGCCAGTGGTAAGACTGTCGATCAGGACGTGTTTACGAAATTGGGTCAAGACATTTTCGGTCTGAGCCGTGATATCTATGGCACGGCGAATAGCGCGTTTCAGGACATCCGTCTGGACCTCATCGCGGTCACCGACATGTTCGCGCAAAATGTCACGTCGCAAGTCAACGCAGCGGCCGGTATTGTGGTCGATACGTCCAGCACCGACGCGGCTGTTCAGCAGCAGACCGCGACCCTTTCGGCCGGGATCGCGACGTCGAATTCGATTCTTGAAAATATCGCGGCGGGCATCGCGGCGATGAACAGCGCCATGGCGGCGAACAATAACAACAATCTTGGCCGTGTAGTGGGAGGCTTGGGCACCGGGTCCAATGGCAAACGATAAATAGGCGATGGCTATTGATCCGACCCGCGCAACTTTTGCACAACGCGAATATCGCTATATCGAGCGATCAGACCCTGCTGTTTTAGCAAAATATCCCGCTGCTGTTGAAGTCGAAATCCCCGCTAATCTTAGTGAGGCGAGTGCCACGGCGCTGGCCGATGCAATCCTTGCGGCGGCGAAGAATCCCGCCATGGCTTTCGAAACCACGATTGAACAACTGATCTACCTTGATGATTTGGACGGTTCGCCGCCCACGTTTCAGGTCTATGCAGATGAGTATGCGGCCACGGGCCGGGTCGTGCGGGTCGAAGAAATCCAGACCGATTGGTTGAACAATACCACTACCCTACTGGTGCGTGGCTGATGGTCGCGTTCGTCTGCTACCCCGAACCGTGGAACGTCATTGATGGCGCTGCGATGGCTGCCAATCCGATCGACCGTATGGGATGGGATGATCGTGGGCTGGTCTACCGATCGACCACGGTCACGACCTATTTTACCGTTCAATCGTTCTGCCCGACACCGATCGACGTCATCGCCCTTGTCGGCACCAACCTGCGCAATCGCGACATGGTGCGTGTTCGGGTAGGATCATCGCAGACGGAAGTGGATGGCGTCGCGCCGATCGACATCACGATGACCGCATGGTCTGGCCTCAAGGCTGATGCCATGTTGGCCAAGACCATCGTCCGCCTGCCTGAGCCGGTCTTGGGGAAGTTCGTTCGCATCGATATCGACGCCAATAGTCACCCCGATGGATTCGTCCAGATCGAACGCTTGGTCATCGGGTCGTCTGCTCATCAAATCGTCATCAACCAAAACGCGGAAGTCGGTATCAACGACGGGTCGGTCAGCTATGATACCGCAGGGACGACTTATTGGGACAAATATGCCAAATCTCAAACGTTTAAGGCAACCTTTTCATATTTGAAGGAAAAGGCCTTTCGTCAGAAATGGCTCCCGATGTTGGCCAAGGCAGGCAATTCGAGCGCGGTCCTGTTCGTCCCCAACTATGACTTAAAGTCGAACGTCAACCTATTGAGAGATAGCCAAACTTTCCACGCATCATGGTCTAATACCGCTGGTGGATCATGGCTTCGACTGAGCGACTACGCCCATGACGGCACGATGACGGGGGCGATCATCAGCGACAATGTGACCGATAGCGCGTCATATTTTGCTCAATCGGTGACCATCCCGGCTGATGTCGTGACCTATACTGGGTCGGTGTTCGTCAAGAAAGCGACGGCACCAACTCCGATGGTCCGCATGATGATTGAAGTGACAGGGGTCGCGGCTGCCAATACCTTTGTCCAACTTAATCCGCGCACGGGCGAAAGCAATTATCCCGCTGGTGTCACTGATGCTGGCGATTATTGGCGCGTATCGCGACCGCTCGCGAACACGACTGGAAATACGATCGTGCGTATCCGCCTGTATCCGGCGATCAACGTTCCCGATAGTTCGCTGACAGCAGCGATCAATGAAGTGGTCGGTAGCAATACATTTTCGGGCGCTCAAATCCACATCGGGTCTGAACCGCTCGAATGGACACCATCAAGTTTTTCCGCTGTCACCGACAAGAATTATGCGGCGATGGAGCAAAATGACGCGATATTTGGCTACATTACGAAGGCTACGCCAAAATATGTGACGCATGATTATTGGTCTGTTGAACTACAGTTGACCAGCACGTCGCTCTGAACCGGGGGTAGGTCGTCACGTATAAATAGGACGTGACCAATAATATCCTCATCGAAATCGCGCCATACAATCCCGTAACTTCAAGTTTTGTGACTCTGCGGATGTCACTTGCGGGATCAGATGCAAGCTGCACCTTGCTCAACAATTATGAGTGGATGCCAGTCATCAACGGCGCGCCGGTCAGCCGGTGGTCGTTCGCCAGTGATGGGATGGTCAGCCAATTCGATGCCAATGGCGGCGATCTTGGTTTCATCGCTGGTCCTCAATTCCAGAATGAATCGTGGAACGCGCTGCAATGGGAAGGCGCGCTGTTTTCGATGTTCGTCGGGCCGCGCGGCGGCGCGTGGTCCTCCTATCGTCAGGTCATGACTGGTAGCGCCAGCGCGATCGAACGTGTCGATGCTCAGTGCAACATCACCCTTTGGGGACCGGAGGCCACTCTTAACCGTAGCCTGCTGACTTCGTCCTATGCGGGCACGGGCAACGCGGAAGGCCCGGCCGATCTAAAGGGCACCCTCAAGCCCGTCTCATTCGGCACTTGCCGCAACATTCAGCCTGTTTTGATCGATCCCGTAAATTGGATTTATCAGTTTCATGATGGGGCAGCGCAGGACGTCACTGGCGTCTATGAAATGGCCCTGTCTCTTGGTCCTGCTGTATCTACTGCGGCGACCTTTGCCAGCCTCAAGGCCGCGACCTTGCAACCGGGTGAATGGCTCAAGGCACCCGCGATCGGTATGTTCCGATTGGGTGCTGAACCGATTTCGGTCGATGCAATCACCTGCGATGTGCAGGGCGCGAAGGACGGGGCGACCTATCCTACGACCATTGCCACGATCGTCCCGGCGCTGCTCAAGCGCATCGGTGTTCCTGCTGCCAAGATCAATCAGGCCAGCTTCAATTCGTTCAGCGGCCACGCATGGAATTATTCAACCAAGACACAGATCGAAGTCGGTGAACTGGCGCGCGAAGCGCTGCGTCAGGCGGGCGGATTCCTGTTCGCTGATGGTGCGGGCAATTGGCGCGTCAGCAATTATTACGGGGCATCGACGCCTACCGTGTTGCGCCAAGATCGCAGCACATTCCCGCTGGTCCGATCGATTTCGCAGCCGGAAGCCAAGCCGCCAATCTGGAAAGTCCGGGTCGGCTACAATCGCAATTATACGGTGCAGGATGCGAGTTCCATCAGCCCGGCGCTGACAGAAAACCAGAACGATATCATTGCCGCGCAGGAAGCCGCCGACGAAGCCAAATCAGCAGCCGACGCGGCTCAAGCAGATGCAGATGCTCTGCGTCAGGACATGGACGCGATTGCGGCCGATGGTGTCTTGGACCGCGCGGAAAAGCAGCGTGTCATTCGAGAATTTCAGGAAATCACGGGAGAAAAGCCGGGCATCGAAGCGCGCGCCAGCGGCATGGTCCCGGCGATCACCAGCCTACTCACCGCCTATACCACGGCCTACAACACGCTATCGACTTACCTGAACGGCCTCAGTCCCGCTTATACCGACACGACGCAGAACACACCGATCGTTCGCGCGACGTGGAATAGCCGATGGGTCGGTTACACCAACGCGCGCCAAGCTCTGCTGAATGAAATCGCGCGCATTGCGGCCGAATTCGTCGCTGGCGTCCCTGCGACCAGCATCGTTTTGGCCTATGAGAATTTCAACGACCGTAACGACCGTATCGCCACGGCCATTGCCGCGCCCACGCTGGCGACGGACGGGAGCGCGATCGATCACACGCTGAATGCGGACGGGTCGGCCAACATCAGTTTCAAATGGAACTGGGGTGGCACGAACGCGGATATCGATGGTTTCCTGATCTTCGTTCGAAGCGGGACGACCAACGCGGCCTATGCGATCGGCACGACGGTTGGCGAAGAACTGGTCCACACGATCAGCGCTGAAAAGCGTGTGTTCCACTTGTATGGCGTCAGCCCGGAACGCTTCTATACCTTCTATGTGCAGGCCTATCGCGTCGTCGATCCTGACATCAATGCGGCCGGTATCATCAAATCGACTGCGGTCAAATCGACCCGCGCCGATGAGAATCCTTATCAGGCAGCGGCCGTCCCGACATTCACAGGTGCGATCGGCGACAATGCAACGATCGGCAATACGACGGCCGCGATGCTGGCGCTGTTGGCTCAGGGCGCTGTCCAGATCGACACCGTGGCACCCGGCCAGACCGTGGGTGTGACGATCACCAGCGAACTGGTCCTAGACAACACGGGCAACCAACTGGTCAAAATGACGGTCAGTTGGACCGCGTCGGCCGCGACTGATCTTGCTGCATATGACGTTGCAATCGCTGAGGGCGCGACGTCCACAAACTTCATCGAATATCGCGCCGGGGCGTCGTCCACCAGCTATCTCGTAAGTCCTGTGGTGGCCGGGCTGGTCTATCGTGCCCGCGTTCGCGCCGTCGATACCAGCGATAACCGGGGCGCTTGGTCGGCCATCGTCAACCACACAGCGGCGAAGGATAACGTCGCTCCGGCTGCACCAAGCGGATTGTCGGCCAGCGCATCATTTGAACGTATCCAACTCAACTGGACCAACCCGACCGCGAGCGATCTTGACCGGATCGACGTTTACGAAAACACGTCCAACAGCAGCGGGACCGCAACGAAGATCGCGACCATTGGCGCGACGTCAGCTCAGCCGGGTGGTTATGGCCGTGGCAATCTGGCCCATGGGTCGCTGCGTTACTATTGGCTCAAAGCCATCGATACGAGCGGCAACGCCAGTCCGTTCAGCGCTATGGTCAGCGCCACGACGGCGCAGGGCATCGACTATGCGGATTTCGACCCGACGCTGGGGATGGAGGTGCCGCGTGGCGTTTCCACCTTGCCAAATCCCGTCGGCTACACCGGCACCAAGCTGGTCTACAACACGACCGATGGCGTCCTCTACCGTTTGATCGGTGGCGTCTGGTCTGCTGACGTGGACGCCGAAAAAGTCACCGGGACACTCTTGGCCAGCCAATTGGCCAACAACATCATCGACCAGACCAAGGTCGCCAATGGGATGGCGCTACCGCTGGTCGTATCGTCCCTACCCACGACTGGGGTGACGGTCGGCCAAATGGCTGTCCTGACCACCGATGGTAAAATGTATCGCCGCACGGCCACGGGCTGGACGGCTGAACTGGACGGTGTGGACCTTACCGCGTTGTCGGTTCGTGCGGCGGCCCTTGGCGCTGGGGCGGTAACCGCGACCAAGCTCAACATCGGCGACACCAGCAACATGTTTGGCGATGCCAACATGGTTGACCCTGCCTATTACGATATCACCGCTGGTATCACTTTCAGCCTTGCGGCGACCGGCTACACGATCGGATCGACCAACCGGATGCTGCTGCCCGCAACAGCGGTTGCATTCGACGTTCTGAGCAAGCCGATTCCGGTCTCGGCTTCGACGACATATTACTTTGGGACCAAGGTCCAGCGCGTCTCAGGCACCGTATCAACGGACGTGTCACTGGTCGCCAAGTGGTATGAGGCGTCGGGCGATGACCTGACGGAAATCTCTGAAACCATCGTCGGCACGACGGCGCGCAACGATACCGCCCTGATCACGATCAGCGGACAGGTCACGTCGCCCGCGACCGCGCGCTTGGTCAAGTTCGTGTGGCGCAAGGCGGCGACCGCGTCGGCCGTGGTGGTCACCTATGCAGAGCCGGTCATGCGTCTGGCCGTAGCCGCAAGCCTGTTGGTCAATGGGGCGATCGACAACACCAAACTGGCCAACAATCTCAACGCAGTCGAGACCGTCGCGACGCTGCCTGCGTCGGCCAATTATGTCGGCCGCATTGTCATGCTGTCGAGTGATTACAAGCTCTACAGATGGACCGGATCAGCGTGGACCAAGGCAGTCGATACCGGCGATTTGACTGGTAAAATATCGGGCGGCCAGATTGACGCAGCGGTGCTTAACGCATCGCATTTTGACACGACCGCGATCAGCCCGATTGAGCGTTTCGCGGCGAATCCGACGACCGGAAACTATGCTGGCCGCGTGATCGTCAACACGACCACGGGCAAGATGATGCGTTATGTGTCTGGCGCATGGACCGCGTCTGTTCCGACCGTCGATCTTACCGGTCAAATCACACAAGGCCAAATCACGAACGGCGCGATCAATGACCTCAAGCTGGCGACCGGCGCGGTCACGACGGCCAAGATCGACAATGCGGCGATCACCATGGTCAAGATGGCCGATGGTCTGGCACCCGTCGAAAGCGTCACGGCGCTGCCCACGACGGGCAATT